TCAGGCGTGCTGCCCGGTTTAACGGTTGAGCCATTGGCTGTGAGTTGGGCGAGTAGGTTGTTCACCTGTACTCGCGTTACTGGTGCGACATCAAACGACGGGTTGTTCATAGTGCTTCCTAACAGCGAATCCGTCTACACTACCTCGCCGTAGATAACCTGACCATTGTAAACAAACTTAAAACTTTGTCCGAACCCCAAACTAGCAGCGGCCATCTGCACAGTATAGGTATAGGGATCGGTAGCGTGTTGCGGCCCGTAAGTCCCGTCGCTGTTTGGGGCTGGTATGGCATAGGTGTTGGCGGGGCTTGTCCCCCAGATCGTTGGAACACCAATGGGGCCTGGAGTAAATATGATCGGCGTGCCAGTCGTGATGGTCGTGGCTAGCGTTGTGTCAAGCTGGACAAAGGTTGATTGGATTGTGTGGACATGCGTGTCGGCTGGGATACCATCAGCATTGGCCCAAACGCCAGTATAAAGCCCAGCGGTTGAAGGGAAATACAGGACATAAGTACCGGCAGCGCTACCCGCATCGGTAGTCAACGTCATCTGGCTTGGCATCTGGCTGTGAATCGCACAGATCCCCTTGCCTTGATATACGATGTCCGTCCCACCAGTGTCCTGGCGGTAATTCAAAGTCGAAGTGTATGTCGTCGCTGTATTGCAGGAGGACACGGGATTTTTCTCCTTCCCTATTCCTTTTAGGGGGTCGGGCTATGCCAGCGCCGTCTTACGCCCCTACGATACTATGAAATCGTATTTTCGTCCACCTAGAAAACTTCCATGTCGTTCGGATTATTCCACTCCTGCGATGGGTCCCAATACTGGTTCGCTTCGTCGATAAGATCATCTTCTCCTTGTTGCGACACCGGCGTGCCACTATTATTGTTCCGCGTAATCTCAAGCCTACGGCTCCCACATACCGCACACCGCATCCCTCCAGACTGGACTACTTTGTGATTGGGGTCCATCTGCGGCTGAAACTCTGTCGGGTCTATGTTCTTATCCTCGACTGTGTTGGCCCACCATTCGTTCTGACAGTTCTGGCACTTTATCACATAGACGGCATCTTCTTTTGCCAACTTCGCCTTCGGCGCGATCATCCCCAGGCTGTCGTTCCAATCTCCTTCGTGGGCGGTATAAAGGGCAATCATCGCCGCCATATTCTCGTCATCAAACTCATCTTGGTCGCCACCAGCGCTGTAGGAATCTTCTTCGTTCTTAACGAAGTTTTTCATTTCTTCCGCCAGATTGCGAGATCGGACAAAGAACAATTCCTGCTGTAGCCACCGCTTGAACGTCTGCCATAACCGGGGACGGGAAGACATATTTGTCCACCATCCTAGTTTGTTCGACATGATGTTCATCGAATCCAGGTGCTTCCAGCGGTATAGATTGGGATACCCCAACTGGTAGCGCAGCGTGCCTAAGCAAATGTCATATCGGTTGCATTCGACAGACATCAGTCCGCTGTTGTAAAGCAAACCAAGATGGTTCAGTTTATAGGCAAACCCAATAGGATCAATCGTGTTTGCCCTCCACGTTGCTACCTGATAATCTCCGCCGCCTGTCGTGCTAAACCGGATAGCGACCCCTACGCTGTAGGCCGACTTGCCTCCCAACCCCTCCGAGAGATCAGCACCTATGCAGTATTCAGCCTCCGGCATGGGCCACTCCCAGATCTTCAGCGGAGCATCGTCGTAAGTGTGATCGAGGTTGCAATCCTCCTGGTAGCAGGAATAAAACCCAGCTTCGTTCTTTGGATTGGTAGTATTACATCCGTGGAATCTTCCAGCCAGATCGAAGTCTCCCTCTGCTATCGGGTTCCGCACGTTTATATTGGCGAAGTCCTGCGCCTTCTGCCCGAATATCTGATAACCCTGCAACTGGAATGCCTCTTCGCCTGTGCTGGCCATTTCCTGTTTCAGTAACTTAGAACTCTCTTCGTCTCTGTCCGAATTCTTTCTACGATGCTCATACCATGCCAGTTGCTCGTCGGCCAACACGTATGGGTTAAGTATCCCAATCTCGCAGGTTGGGCAAATTAAACCAGATCTGTCTACCTTTTGAACGTAGCGGTAGTGATACTGTAAACATTCACTTCGCTGGCAGCGAAGCCACTCCGACTCTACTTTCTCCCTCATTCTAAACTCCGGCGTCTCAACCCTCCAGTTGACAGGCACCGGGCGGACTCTAGTTGCCTCAAAAAAGAACGGAAGGAATAGTGGATACCACTCAGCCTCATCGCTCCCCAGCAATTCCATACAGCGCTTCCAGAGTTTATGCCCGTAACGGTTGGCCCCCTTAGCCGTTGATTCCAAAATAGCAAAGGTGTTCTCGTCTTCCACAAGAGCATTCACCATGTCTTCATCAATAATCCCGCGAGCTACGTCCTCCGCATATTCCGTAAACTCAGAAACGTGTACGGCGCTTAACCTTATTCCCTGCCCGACGCCAGAAGAATTTGCTCCTCTGACGAACACCTTACTGTTTAATCCAGGATCAATGCTCCTTAAGTCTGGCTTGGGATTGTCGAAGTATAGAAGCTCGTCGGCCTTCCTCTGGGCGCACATCGGCTTCATCCACCAGGGCATATTATCGTAAATGAAGCACATGATGGGGAACAGAACATCCGAAGTATGGGCCTTGTCGTAAGAGACTACGAGGGCATTTATGTTTGTAAAGAACATCGTGCGCCAAGCTATAAGCGCCTCTATTAGTGTCGAGCAGTTGTGGGTTGCAACGCCTTCGGCTACGAAGGTTCCAGTGGACGTCTGGATGTCAATCATACGACGGACGCCAAGTGGCTGAATGGAGGTTATATGCACCCAGGCGTGCCCGGTTTCTCGCTTACCGGGAAGCCCCATCCCCTCCCACCACTTCTTCCCCATGAGTCTGACGGGCCTACATTGGCCAAGAATCTTCATGATTTGGTCTGTTCTGTTGACCAACAGCTTAGCCACTGGTTGATTGCCAATCTTACTGGACGTCCCGCTCTTCCTGTTGTCAACTTCAACGTGGAAGGTGTAGCCTTTGTCCGTCAGGTATCGGTGAGCCCTGTCGAAGACCTCGTTGAATACTTGAGATGGCCCGACCTCAGCGCCACCCCGCCATTTATTGCGGATGCAGCCTTCCCCGTCTAGGAGCCCGCCATACCAGTAGTCTTCCTTGTCGCCGTCCTCCCATGGTTTGGCAATCTGCCTGATCGGGTCTCCCACCCGAAGATCCTTTACCTCCACCCACTTAGTTCCGACGCCCCCCCTGATTTTGGAAAGAAATGGATGATCTTCGGTAGCGATGATCTTCTCTCCGTTGTCGAAGCTGATCTCAAACGCTGGCTTTTTGACTTCCCATTTTTTGAGGACGGTAGCCAGCCGGAGCTTCTTCCCGTTCCCTTTGGCGTGCTCGTCCATGGCGACTAGCTCTTGCCCGATGACGATATCTTCTATCGCAACCCACCTGTAATCAACAGTTAGCAGCCTTGATTTAGGATCAAGTGCCCCCAATTGGCGCGCTTTTATGATTATAATCTTTTGTGGCTGTTTCTTAGCCTTCATTTCAAGAACTTTTTCCAATATAAGTTCCTGGGCCGGTAACAGAGTAAGTAATTGATTTCTTAGCTTTTTGGTAGTGATCCAGAAGTAGTTTCTGGCCGCATACACGAAGTCGTTCCGGCAGTGTTCGAGTTCGCGGAGGATGACCCTGACCTCGGATGGGGTGAGGTTATCGGGTTGATTGAATTTATCTTCTTGATTTAGGTGCTCGATAAGCTGAGCAACCTCAAGGTCTTGGTGCCAACGGGAGTCGGCCATACACACGCCCTTATTCTGGGGTTACGTCGATCACGTTTTGGGAAGCGGACAGGTTCCTTTTCTCCAACTTGCGAACAAGGGACTCGAAGCTGACGGAGGTGTTATCGGTCTTGTTGCTGTTCTGCTGGAGTAGGTTGTTGGTGACAGTGACGCCCCCTGGCGGCTTGATTAGGTTCACAATTTGCAGGGCCAACTCGATACAGCGCACGTTGCCGTCTTTGATCTTCTGGCGCAAGCCTATGAACGCCTCTGTGAGCATAGGATCAATGTTCTCTATAAGATGGCGCTCTGGGATCTTGGCGATGTTCTTGCGCGTAACCTTGATGGCGGAGCGGCTGATGGAGGGGGTAGTCCCCCCAGTTGCGCCGCCCTGGTTCGTTATCCCCAGGAAACTGGGGTTTGTGGACTGGTCCGCCATACACTGTTAGAAATCGCCTATTACTTACTAAACTTCGACGCCGCCACTCCCGCGACCGGCGCTCCCCACTGGCTCAAGTCGTTGCCTGAAGCCTGCTCGTCGGTTGTGTTCCATGGGGCGCGCTCCTCCTGTGTCCCTCGGATTGTCTCGTCTAGGGATTGCGGTGGGGGGATGGCGAACTTCGGTTCTATCTTCCGGCGCTCAGAGGTGTAGCGGGCATTGGCTTGCGCTGTAATCTCGTCCAGCACTCGCTTCGGGTTCATGTCCGCATCGGACGTGGACACTACCACACTAACGCATTCTGCTGGATCAGACACCCCCGGCTGTGCGTAACTGATCTTTACGGTCGGCATGTAGATGCCGCCATTTCGCATATCGGCAAAGCTCTCCCCAGGCCCTCTCTGAATGCTTCGGGCCAATGTGATTGGGGCTTTACACCCAAGAGGATGGACTTGCAGGGTAGCCGGGAGGTTCTTGCTGTAGTGCTCAAACATCTCCTCTTTAGTGAAATTCTCTAGGAATCCCACCGTAGGCTGTTTGGGCTTGAATCTCTCCGAGACGTCGGCAGCGTCCCTCGCCGTGGGGAGGATGATGGCTGGGTCTGCGGGAGGAAGCTCTTGTCTGGATACAGACTCGATTGCCGGGCTGGTCGTAGTTCCCGCCACCTCCAGCGCCATCGCAAACATATCTGCAAAGTCCTCCATCTTCGCTATGAGATGGTCCGCAAAGGCTTCGACTGTCGAGAACTTCTGCCCTGCTTTCAGGGTTCTAAGGATGATGGGTTTGAATTGCTTAGGGGTCATTTCAACTCCAGAAATTCCTGGACCAAGCGTGTTTACTCCATTCCCAAGTGCGGCAGCGCCACCTGCTCCGCTATCCGCCCTTCGGCAATCTCCTTAGCCCTCTCGATACCAACAGAGGGATCTTCGGCTAGGACCTGCGCCACTTCCCAATGCAGGCTGGCGTCCTCTTCTTTGGTGTAGTCCACGCCCGCTTCCGTCTCTCTCGGCTTCACTACGACGCCAACGAAGCGATCAATCGAGTCTCGGAGTTTCGCCACTTCGATAGCGATGGCCCCGGCTGCGTTGCCATGCCCTGCGATAAGTTTGGGGATGTCGCTCAGATCCTTAGCGACAGAGGAAAGGGTCTCGACGGCCTTACAGAACTGCTCCTGGACTTCGATCTGCTTCTTTCGGCTGCGGTACATCCAATAGCCGCCAACGGCCAATGCCACTAGGAAAAGGCAGAAGCAGAACGTACCAAAGATGGCCAACAGAATTGTTTGCATTTTCGCCCAACATCAGTGTACTGTGGATTTATGGATAGCACAATCCCCACTCCCAAGAAATTAGGCCGTAAAGCCCTGCCAGAAGAAAAGAAACGAGTGAGGATTGGATGCAGGGTTTCTCCCCAAACTATGTCTTTCCTATTAGAAAAGACCGCCGTTCAAGGTTGCAGCATGGGTAAGGTTATTGATTTTGTGGCGGAAGCGTGGCTCAAGGCTGAGCGCCCACAGCCGTTACAAAGCGAGTGAGCCGCGTCTTGCAACTTGCCCAAGGCTGTTTTCAATAGCAGCTTGGCTGTGGCCGTACCAATCCCCATCATCTCCGCAATCTCCGCAGGCTCCATCTCCTCATTCCCATACGCCAGATCAATCGACTGCCTCTCCGTCTGTGTGAGATGAGCGTCTGACATGATGGTGTAGATTTCTAACTGTATGGATTCTAACTCGTTATACGTGTCGGCCCGATCAGACGAAAAAAAAGAGTCAGTGTAGTCCTGACTCAAGTATTCGTCGCGGAGGCTGGGGTTCGAGCTTCCTCTCGCTGTCTGCCCCTTCGGCGTCCCCATTGAAACGAAGCGCTCTCGGTAGAGCATCGTATGGGTTTCGCCTGGGGCTAGGCGCGTTATTAAGTGTTGGGATCGGAAGAAGTCTAACACCCGGCCACCTACGCGCTGGACAGCCCAGATCCAGAAGGAAGCATAGGGGTCTTTTCGTGTTTCGTTGGCCACAACCCCCAACACTGGCGACCAGAAAATTACGAGGTCAGCCACCCGATTAAGTTTCTTTTGGAAGGCTTGAAGGTCAGGATTGTAGGATAGGCAGCAGCGCCACAATGCCAGTCTAGCCTCAGATCTGGCTTCTTCCTGATAGGTCAACGCCCCTGATACGCGATAGCTCCAACAGAGCCTTTCGGCTACCCTGTCAGCTTGAGCCATGTGCTTATCAAAGAGTGTTTGGGGCTCCACCAACATTAAGCATACATCGAACTATAATTCCTATTCAAGTCTTATCCTTGAACAAAAGCCCCATCTGTGGTTTTTTCTTGGCCTTCGCCGGAGGGCCGCTGCTTTCTTGTTGCACACTAAGGGTAGGCTGCGACCGCGCCCGCGCTGCTTCGGTTATTGTAGCCATAGCCGCATCATGCCGCCACTTCTCATAAGGGACTGCCCTTTCATCGGCAGGAGCGTCCCAGCCCTCGTCAGTCCATCTCAAAGCGAAAGCACCCCCTCAGCTTCATCCATATAAGCGTCCCACGTCTGGCACTTCAGAATACGCAGCGTCTCGGGGTGGTAATGGAACCACCGGCCCCCAGTCACGCTGTCAGCGCTGGCAAGGTATTCGTTCAAGATGTACTCGTCCATCGCGTCCAGTTTCAGCGCCTTATAATAAGGTTGCGAGACGCGAATCAGCCATTTGCCGATAGGTACGGCAGTATCCCCGGTGGGCCGAAGAAAACGGACTTTACCTGCGGGATGGTCTTCAAACAGGCTGGGGTCGTCTTTGGCTGGCATGTCTCTGGAACCACTCCCCAAGTGCTTCCGTGGTTTGTGCGGCATTCCCTTGACAGATCTCCAGGTGCTTCCTCGTTAGAACCGTAGCGTAGTCGTCGCCAACCCCGCCGTCCTCTGCGCTCAAGTTCAGCCAGTATCCACAGCGCGTACACAGCACTCGTCGCGGCTCATCACAGTAGCCGTGGTAGAGGGTCGGGTTAAATTCCAGAGTTTCCATGTCTGCATCCAGACTTTCTTAATTCCATCCTCGCTTGTCAATTAAGAAATGTCAAGACTAAAGCTACTTAACCCGGTGTATCTGCTTTTCGATCATCGACAGGATTTGTTTTCTCCCCGACGACCTGCCAAGAAAGAAGCCAATCGAGAGTCCAACCATAAATACGATTGGGAGGTATCCGGCTGAGAAAGGCCCGATCATGAGATTTCCTCAAGGAGACCGTCGCCTTTAGGTGACGAAGGAATCGAGTTTTCTCTTTTATTTCCAACTTTGCATGATACAATTATAACCAGTGAAGCATGGTTAGAGGGTTCAAATTCCGGTTCTACCCCACTCCAGAGCAGGGAGCCGCGCTTTCCAGAACCTTCGGAGCTTGCCGATTTGTCTACAATTTCGCCCTCGCATTGAGAACCCAAGCGTGGTACGAGCGTAAAGAGAGAGTCAACTACCCCCGGACCTCTGCCGAACTGACTAAACTCAAGAAGCAAACGGATACGGCTTGGCTGAACGAAATAAGCAGCGTACCAACTCAACAATCCCTTAGAAGTCTTCAGGTTGCGTTCGTGAACTTCTGGGAGAAGCGGGCTGGACACCCATCGTTCAAGAAGAAGGGCGGGAAGCAATCGGCTGAGTACACAACTTCCGCCTTCAAATGGGACGGGGAAGTTCTCTCCCTGGCGAAGATCGGCCCTTTGAAGATCAAGTGGTCTCGCCGCTTCTTCGGGAAGCCTAGCACCGTCAATGTGAGCAAGACTCCCTCTGGGCGATACTACGTCTCGTTCCGCGTAGACGAACCGCCGAAGACCATGCCGCCAGCGGAGGGGGCTATCGGGGTTGATCTTGGACTGACGGACTTCGCCGTCACTTCCAACGGCTCCAAGTACCAATCCCCTCGCCCGTTGCGGCGCAAGATGGCACAATTGAAGAGGGCTCAAAAAGCCTTGTCCAGAAAAAAGAAAGGATCGAAGAACAGGAATAAAGCCCGCATCCGAGTGGCAAAGATCCACCAGAAAATCTCCGACATCAGGCAGGACTTCCTTCACAAGTTGAGCACCAAGCTCGTCTGTGAAAACCAAACGATTGTGATAGAAGACCTTAACGTCCGTGGGATGCTGTCCAACCACTGCCTTGCCGGGTCGATTAGTGATTCCGGCTGGAGTGAGTTCACGCGACAACTGGCCTACAAATGCGCGTGGTACGGTCGAGAATTGATTAAGATTGACCGCTGGTTCCCGTCGAGCAAACGATGCTCCAAGTGTGGGCACGTTGCCACTTCGATGCCGCTTAACGTGCGACAGTGGATATGCCCGCAATGTGGGGCGGAACATGATCGGGACGTGAACGCAGCGGCCAACATCTCTGGGGCCGGGCTGGCCCTGAAAGCCTGTGGAGACGGCGTAAGACCCAAGCGTCCGCAAGGGCGCAAGGGCAACTGTCTGCGAAGCAGGAACCGTTCTGTTGGATGTGTGTAGCATGTCCTTCAGGAATCCGCCTCCTTTTAGGTGGCGGAGGATGTCAACGCTGTACCACCACATACTGCCCGTCAGCATTCTTGACTACGGGGCTTAGATGCCACGATGCTTGTTCGAGTTTCGCAAACTCGTATCCCTTGTATTGGTGGACGCACAGCATATTGAAGGAAACAACGCCGTAGGCCAACTCCCCTTCCTTAGCTTTGTTCGTCAACCTGGGGAAGTGGTAGTACATTGTGTAGCCCAAAGACTCCACCAGTTTCATCAGTTCGGCGGCGCGGCAGGGCCGTCCATAGGGATTGTTCGCGTCTGGGGGGATGGCCTCGAAGTTATTCTCCAGGTAGAGGTACGGCTGATCCCGTTTGATTGTTTCCAGCGCCCCTTTGACAACATGGATCTCCATGCCTTCGGTGTCGGCGATGATGAGGCCAACGTCTTTTTGCTTTAGATAATCTAGGGGTATGACTTGAACTGGGGTTGTGTTGTCCTGGCTTGTCCAGCCCAAGAGGGAAGCGCCTCCTACGTTCCCCGGCTGTTCCGGGTTGAGGACGGGGCAATACATATTTCCAATCTTCTCTCCAAGCGCTTTGCAGCACGGTAAGCATGAGCCGCAGTTCTGTATATTTTCCCATAGCAGTTCGTACTCAATCGGGTTTGGCTCAAACGCGCTAAGCTCCTTAGCAGCCTTCCCGACCGGCACCGCGATGGCCCCGATGTTCGCCCCGGCCAGTATCACATTTCGATCCTTCGCCAGCACCTTAAGAAGATCCACTTCGTCTGGCGAGTATTCTTCATACAGATCTAGCACGTCGCCGATGTAGAGGCTGGTTGTGCGGAAAGTCAGAAGGCCGTTGTAGGTCTGTTTGGTTTTCGTCACAGTGTCTTGTCCTCCCCATACACCGCCTCAAGGTCCTTAGTGGTTATGATGGTGAAGTTGGGATGGAGTTCTAAGAGGTGGTTCTGGTCTTTGATCCACCGATCCAGGTCCTTTGCCATTTCCTCTGGAGCCCGAGACAGCATGAATTCCCTGTCTGGTATGACCCACATCCGCGTACCGCCAGTGAAGTAAACCCATCCGCCATACGGTGAGCAAGTAAAATTCTGCATTGTCCCCTCCTACGCCGACAGTACTACCGGCTTCGCCTTGTAAACGTCTTCGACCGACTCGTGCCGCCACTTGCCGCCCGTGCGGGTTGTGTAAACAGATCCATTTAGCCAACGGGCAATCTCCCGGTAGCTCATCCCCTCGTTCCTGTGGTATGCGATGACCTTGATGATTATTTGCTCATACTCGCTTTCAACCAATTGCTTCCCCTCGCCCATCTTGTACCCGAACGGGATATTCCCCACCCGCTGCCCCTTCGATTTCTTATACGCCAGTGCCGCCTTCGTCCGCTCGGAGATCACTTCCCGCTCCCATTGGGCCACGGCACCCATGACGTTAATCACAAGACGGCCCGCTGCACTCTGTGTGTCAAGAGACTCAGCTAGGGATACGAGCGCCACTCCATGTTTATCGAATAGGGCCAGAAGGTGCGCCAGATCCCCCACGCTTCTGGTCAGCCGGTCCAACTTCGCGATGATGACGACATCGACTTCGTGGTCCTCCACCATCCGCTGAATCTGTTGGAAACCGGGACGGTTGAGATCCTTGCCGGATTCCTCGTCCGTTACCAGCGCTACAAGCTCGTCTCCTCGAACCACACACATAGCCTCGATCTTGGCCCTTTGGTCCTTCAGGGAGACGCCGTTTTCTGCCTGATCTTTAGTCGAAACCCTACAGTATGCCGCTGCTTTCATTGCCACCCCCTAGTCCAGACACAGACAAAGTGTACCACAAAAATCCAGTGCCGTATCATTATTATTATGTAGGGGCTACGCCGGAAGCCTTGTCGGGTCGAATTTAGTCCCGATCTCACGCTTCTCTCTGTGCCATCCTTTATTGCAGGCACAGCGGCAGTAGTTCCCAATCTCGGCCATGATGGGGCAATTAAACCGATGCTGCAAGTACAGATAGACCTCCTGTGAGCACACCATGAAGTCAGGCTGATTTAACCCCCTAGACGCCTCCCCATACACCGCCTCAAGGTCCTTCAGGCGTAGGGGTTCGGGTTGAACTCCCCTGAGAGCCCGCGTAGCCACCGCCGCAAATGCGCCGAAGAGAAGGCCGAAGAATCCACGTCGTGTCAAAATTTAACCTCCTGCTCCAGAACGTGTGCCAGAACGTCAACCGCCGCGTTCAGTTTCCGATAGTCCTCCTCCGTCACAAGCGGCTTCCAGTGCGCGAACAACTTCTCGCGGTAGTACAGCCGGTCGTCGTCGTAATCTTTTAGGGTAAGCGCATCGATAGCCTTAACCCTATGCGGTGATGGCCCGCCATGATAAATGGGGTCGCCTGAATAGACTGTCAGCGCCTTCACTTAGAACCCCCTTCCCGTCTCGCGCGTCCAGGAGCCCACGCAGGCGCGGCAAACCATATTCTGATCGGCCTGGAGCTGAGAGGGGGTCATAGAGCCCCCAATCGAATCAGCGCCTCTTCCATGAGCCAATCCGTCAATCCCTTCCACGCCCCGTCCTTGTCTGGTCCGTCGCTGTCCAGGTATACTTTCACTGCTTCCTGTTCGCGGACGCAGCGGGCGAGTTCATCCTCAATCTCCGCCATAGAGCGTTCCTTGGTCTCGCAATTTCAACGCGGCTTCAAGATTCCGGCAAGCTTGGTTGTAGTAAGATTCTTTCAATTCGGCCCCTACAAACCGACGTCGGTCCTCCAGTGCCACATAGCCCTCCGATCCGATCCCGGCAAACGGCGAAAATAAGATGTCTCCGGGGTTGCTCCATAGTTCAATCGCACGCCGGATCACTGTCAGTTGAAGCGGGCAGATGTGCCGGGAATCGTCGTCTTCGCGAGCGCTGGTGCGCTGTAGCGTGTCGCTCGGATTGATGTCGAACCAAACCGGCGAAGCGTAGCGCTGCCAGACATAGTGCGAATACTTGTTCACTGCCGAACCGATCTTTTTTTCGGCCTTGGGTTCGTCTTCGGGCCGTCCAATCCAGCGGTTGAAGCCCGAAGGGGCATGCGGTATTGGCTCGGGATTGTCGCCATCCTTGCGCATCACTACGAGATAATCGGGGCTTCCGACTCGGCAGATGGCCGAATCCTTCACAAGTTGTTTGTGCATCAACCCGAGCGCCTTGGTCCGCGTGGCCTCGATCAGTGGATCTTTCCAAATCACCACCTCGGAATGGTGGATGAAATCGTACTTCTTAAACGCCCGGATCAGATCGCCACGAAAGTCCTTCAGCCCAATGTATCCGTCGCGCTCCTTCATGGCTGGGATCTGCATGCAGTGGAATGCGACCAGCCGACCGGGCATCATAATCCGGTGAAGTTCGCGCACCATGAAATCGAATCCGGCAAAGAACTCCTTGTAGTCGCGGACATTGCTCATGTCCTGCTGCGCGTCCGTGTATGAGTACAAGGAACCAAACGGCGGGGAAAACACGCTCATATGAACACTGTCGTTGGGCATCCCGCGCATTACTTCAACGCAGTCGCCATGGTAAATGGCGTACTCTTCCGTAATCACTTGGTTTATTACCTTCACGCCGTTTGCGATATCAGCCATTCCGGAATCTCCATTTCTGTTTCGTGGTCGTATCTCGTTGCCTTATGCCGCGCGGCAAGCTGCTCCTCGCGCATGGCGACATTCATCTCTTGCTGTAGTTCTTCGTACTGCGCTTCCTTGCGCCGGATGGTCGAGAGTACGCCGCCCTCTGTTTCGGCCACTATGATATGGGCGTTGACGGGATGCGCCTGCCCGAAGCGCCAACATCGGCGGATCGCTTGGAACATAGATTCAAACGAATACGAGAGGCCGACGAAAGCCATATTACAGCAGCACTGAAGGTTTAAGCCGTAGCCGAAGATTTCAGGCTTACTGAGCAGCCAGTGGATGTCTCCATCTAAGAATTGGACTACTCCGGACTCTTTCTTTTCCTGCGAATCAGACCCGCGCACTTCGACGACTTCAGGGAGCGCCGCCCGCATGGCGTCGGCTTCGTAGTTCGTGTTGCACCAGATGATCCACTGTTCGTCGGGCTTCTCTCGTACAAGTTCTGCAACCTTACGCGCCCGGTCGTCGCAAGTCAGACGCATCTCTTTGTGGAGGCCCGTCGCGCTCATGTCCGGGCATCTGAAAAGCATCCCATCCGTGCTGATGCTTTGGTCTACCTCCACGATGTGCTCTTGGAGGTGCATGGGCGGTAGATTGAATCCTTCGTCGTCGTATCCAAGGTCGGACGGCTTAAGTAGGCAGACGGCCCACGATGCCACGAACTTCCAGAATGGACGCCGACCGTGTCCCTTGAGCGACCACTTGGCCGTCTCGCCGCCATCGTGCTCAAAGAACATCGCCAGCATGGCCGAGCGCCGCATCACGTCCAATAGTTCGGCGTGGGTTCCCAGTTCGGCGTGGTCGTTCGGGCTCGGGGTCGCCGTGGAGCAGAGCTTGAACGGCGTTTCGGCTAGTTGCTCTATCAGGTCTTTGGTTGTCTTTGAGGTCCAGTCTTTTATGCACGAACTCTCATCCATGGCCACGCCGGCAAATGAACGGAGGTCAAAGAGCCCCATGCGCTCGTAGTTGGTGACGTTGATCCCGGGCCGCACGTCGGACTGATCGCGACAAAGCGTCACCGCGATGTGGAACTTTGCGGCTTCCCGTTTGAACTGCTGCGATACCGCCAGTGGGGCCAGGATGAGCGTGTTGCCACCCGTGTGCAGACAGACGTGCCTGCACCACTCCAACTGGATCGGCCCCTTGCCAAGCCCCGTGTGCGCAAAGACGGCCCGCTTGCCGCCGCGTAGCGCCCATCGGCAGATATCCCGTTGAAACGGGAACAGCATCGGGTTAATGTCTGATTCTGCTACCTCAAATCCGCACGGCTCAGACAAGATACGTTTCGATGCTAGGAACTCAGCGTAGTTCATCGTCCCCCCACGCAGGCGCGGCGCACGGCGGACTGGTCAGCGGTGAGGTCTGGGCGCGTCATGGCGTTACTCGTTTGAACGTGATCGCCCATACCCAAACGTTGCTTGACCACGGGTACTTCTTGCCGTTGATGTGGTTCCAGAGATCTGCGTATGCAATGATCCAAGCTGTATCGTCAATGGGATGCCCATGTCCCACGAATTGAGAGGCGCTTTCGGCAGAGATCCCCTCCGCCCGCGCATCCTCTTCGCTAATGTCCTGGAGGCGCTGCACGCGCACTTCGACGATTTCCAGCGTAATCCGCGACGCCCAGCGCGGCATGAACATCGAAGAGCGTGGATGCGGATATAGGCGCACGTCGCATTCACCATCAGCCTTGTACCAGACTGGTGGCTGGGCGAGCGGCGCTCCTACGTCATCTGCGCCGCAAAGCCGGACAGCTTCCCGAACATAGAGAATATCGCCGGGCTTGCCGTAGGGGCATTTGATCATTGTTGAGGCCGCGTCCCCAAAACGCTCCACGACCCACAAGCCATCATGCTCGCCGGCATACAGCGAGTTCGCGCCGCGCGCATTCTTCACGACCCGGCGAGTCTGCGATTTTCTCCCCTCCAGAATGGCGCGTACGTTCGCACCTGAAAATAGAATAGGCTTCTCGCTCATCTTCCCTCCCCGGCGCACGGCGGACTGGTCAGAGAGCAGGGTCGCGGGGTTCATTCGCCGCTCACGCTATGCGGTACGTGGCCCATCTGTAATGCAACGAAAGAAAGCGGAGATCGTGCGATTGGGCCGTACTGTTCCATGCAGGCGATTCCTACAGCCACAACCTTGCGGATCTCTTCTAGCGCTCCCACATCACCGCGATTTGACGACCAAGCAACATCAGCCTCCGCCAGTAGTTTACGCATGATCGTCAGGTAGCCGCCGACTTCGTGCGGATGCTCTGCGATGGTCCCCCATTTGCGGTTCTGAAACACACGTTCATCGTGAACGGCGTTCAATACGTCGCGATCAATTTCGTAGGTCATCGCCCCTCCCGTTTTTGCGTCGCGCTCGATTCCGGCGGAAGGATCTCCGCGTAGTGTGTGGGGTTATACATCATCCATCCATCGTCCTCGTCGAATGAGTCCATTGCCCCATAGCCATGCATGTCCCAGATCAGGTACTCTCCCCGCCTCGGCCACGTCGCCTTGTCCTCGGCGTCGAACTTGCGCCACTCGCCTGCGGCGTTACTTGGCATTGGGTGCCTCCGGCCATTCACGCAAGCGGATGTCGTGCGCCCACTCATCCATGTCGCCGCCCTTCTTATCGCGCTTGATTCTGCGCTCGCCGTTCTCGATAACGTGGGCTCCGAGTTGCTTCACAAACACTGGAATGGACGCCACTTGGCATTGCCACACAATCTTACGAATCCAGTCCACGTCGCAGCGCCGGGCTCCCGGCCCGGATTCGCCGCCAATAATGCACCACGAAATCCCCGTTAGATCCAACTCCCCGAGGTCTTCGAGCAATGGTTCCAAACTCAGGAAGCGCAGCGCGGCGGGGGTCTGCCGTAGTATGTCGATACGGTGCTTGTTCTTGCGGTCCTCCACGGAGACGCCGAGCCAGACTGAATCCGCCAATGAGAGCGGTATCATGTTGAAGTTCTCGGGCCGCTTCGTCAGCAGCAACCAATCAAGCGAATGACGTGTGTCGAGAATCAATCGCCAGAGTCGATGACGGGGCGCGGAAAGGTCCGGTCGATCCTCGAACACATCCGCTAGCGAATTGCAGAATACGCGATGCCTCTCGCCAAACATGCTCGCAGCGGTTGCCCATTTATATGGCTCCTGCCAATAGGCGTCTGAGGTGACATGCCGCGTACCGGAATCACCCCAAATCGCCAATCCGGTGCGCTTTGCCAGCGATTCGGCATAACATCGGGTACAACCCGCGCTTACCTTGGAACAGCCAACCCAAGCGTTAAATGTGTGCCTCGTCCATTCAATCTTCGAGTTACTTCCCATTGCCGCGCTCCTTACACGCCTTACTCGCCTTCTCCAACTCTCGCTCCACGGCCTTCCGCTCGCTCTTCCCCATCGCCCGCCCGCCGGTGAGCAGCGCCGTGTTGTCGCGCACGATGCGGATGGTGAGCGCCGTGGCGCGGTCGCAGGCGGTCGCTGGCGGCTGAGCCAGCAGGTATGCAATCAGCAGGGATTCAATCATAGCTTCTCAATCCTTTCCTTCGTCGCGCGGAGTTCGGCGGCGATGGTGACGAGCACCCTGACCGGGACGTACCAGTGATCGTTGCCGTTCGCCGACCATCTCGGCGGCAACGCTTGCCGGGCCTGGGCGCGCGTATTGAAAAGGGCAATACGGTGCCCCGCCGTTTGTACAGGAATTGTTTCCTGATGCCACGTGAGTGGGCCAAGGAGTCGGGGAGTCTCGCCGAGCGGTCCCCTGCTCCGATGTTCTATGGCCCAGCCCGAGTAAGAGTACGGCTTCATGGCTTCTCTCCCGGCTCGGCGAGCGCCTGGGCGATAATACATGCGGCCTTATCAACCCTCTCGTTGTATAGCCCGCTCTGGTTTAATGCATCCCGAGCGGCAACCAGCGCCTCCCGCAGTTTGGCGATCTCTGCGTCGCGCGGATCGGGGCTAGGCGCAAATATGTTTCCCGCTGGTACAAACTTCATGTTGGCTGGCATCCCAGACATCTCTTGTGATTTGCTGGTATTGCTCATCCCTTGATCTCCTTCCTTATTCTCTGCGCCGTCTCCTCAAGCGCCTGGGCTGCGGCCTTGAGCTTTAATTCGATCTCTGCATACTCATCGCTTCTTGGATGTCCACATACACTGTAGGGAGCTGAGGACGTTCTACAAATAAACCGATATGCCTCCCCGCACAGCGCCAGCAGTTCGTGGATGGTGGCGTCGCGCGGATCGTCGGCGGCGGATACGGCGCGTTCCCTGATCTTCTCCAGGATTGGATACAGTCGATTCGCCGCTGCACAATCTCCGTCAAAGTGTTTTGCCTTAGGGCAGCACGCCGCGAATACGTCTGCGGCATCCCTGAATTCTCGATACTCGCTGGGACTTATATACATGACTCCCCGAGCCTCTGTATAGATTCTGGGGGCGTAAACCCCGCAAGGCTCATCCCGAGCCGTCTAATGTTGGGATTTATATGCATGACTCCCCGAGTCTCTGTATAGATTCTGCTGGCATAAACCCAGCCGCGCTCATCCCGAGCGCTAGGACGTTCAGGGCTGCGTTATGATCGCGCCCCAAGATCGTTCCGCACGCACACTGATGCTCCCGCTGCTTCAGCGTCTTCTTTACGATGGCTCCGCAACCGGAACATCTTTGACTCGTGCCACGCGGGTTGACTGCAATACAGTAAGCACCAGCACTCGCAGCCTTGTAGCCCACCATGTATATCAGCTGTCCCCACGCCGCATCCAGAATAAATTTTGCGAAGTTAGACTTGACCATGTTCGAGATCTTCAGACCCTCGTACGCGATCAGGTCGTAGTTCTGCACCAGCCACTTGGAGGCGTGGTGCAGATAGTTCGTCCGGCAGTTTGCCGCGCTTTGGTGTGTTCGGCGTAGACGCTCCTTCGCTTTCAGGCGGTTCTTTGATCCGCGCTTTTTGGTTGCTAGGCTTCGTCCTGCCGCCGCGATACGCTCCTCGTATTCCTTTGTCCAGCGCGGATTCTCAATCTCCGTACCGTCGCTCAGCGTTGCCAACGTCGTCAGCCCCACGTCAATACCCACGGCCCGCTCGACAGTACGCTTCTCTGGCGCGGGGCCAATGTCGCAGACTACCGAGGCGGTCCAACGCTTTCCGTCTCGCTTGATCGTGCAGATCTTCGCGTTCCCTGCAATGGGCCGTCCTCCTCGCGCCCTGATGTCTCCTACGTTCGGGATCTTAATGCTGCGCTCACGGCAAGTCGGCAAGTTGAACGTGAACGAGTCGTACCTACTCCGAGATCGGAACCTGGGGAATCCTGGCTTCTGCCCAGCCTTGCAGCGTCGAAAGAATGCCTTAAACGCGCGGTCCACTCGGCGTAGAGGGTCGCGCTGTATGTCGCAGGCGATCCACTGGAACGCGGTATCCTTACGAAGCTCCGTCAACTCATCCTGCTGGTTGCGATAGGTGATCGACTTCCGTTGAAGCTTCCACGCCTCACGCCGCTCGCTGAGCGCCGCGTTGTACGTCTCGCAGTTGTCGGCAAGAATGCGTTCCAGCACCTTCGCCTGTGTGGCGTTGGGACGCAGCCGGAACTGGAACGCTCTCATCATTTACGGGTTTACTCCGCAAACGCGCCGCACGTAGGCGCTGAACGATTCCTTACCGGCCTTGGCAGCACGCACGATCTTGTCGTATTGCTCCCGAGTCATCCGAACAGAGACCAGGATCATTTTTTCTTTCGGTGTTTTCTTCTTGGCCATACGACAATCCTACAACAACGCTATCGCGATGTCAATATCTGTGGGGAGTTAAGTATGTAATTCCCCTAATCTTCATCATCCGTTTCCGAGATTGGCTGTCATCGGCTGCGGGGTTCACTAGCAGCGTATCCGGTTCTTCCGCTATAGCTTGGATTCTCGCCTGCCTCGCCGCTAGGGCGCCAAGCTCTCCCCGCAGCCGCTCGCACTCGGCACCCATCGCAAGGATGGCAGGGATGTGCCCCTCAAGATACGCTAGTAACTCATTTCTCGCCTTGCGCCATTCCGCCCCACATATTTTAGGGTCTGCATTAAATGCGCGCTCTGCCCCGTGCAGCAGTTCCAACTCGGCGAGGTCAAGCGGCACGAGAACCTCCCTGCGGCACTGCAATTAAGTCCTTCGGGTCGAACGCATCACTCTCTCCGGTAACGCACAGAGCACAAGCGGTCCAGCCTATTCGTTGAGAGTAATACAGCGACGCCGGGTTGTCACAGTTGTCACACAGCACTAAGCCGTGAGCTATCCGGCGCTTCCGCCTTGCAATGCGAACTATCTCCGCCATACTGATCTGCGGTCCTGGATCACTTGCCATCTTCCTTCACCTCCGCCTTCACTTCTGCCGCTAGGCACGTGGTGCAGCGCTGCAAGCGACCATCTACCGTCTCAAGTTTGGTCATGCTACAGTTATCGTCATCAAGTCGGAAGGCCCGACAGTAGTAACGCGCTCCGTTATATGTCGTCCTGTATTGGCAGTCCCCGCACTCCCGCTCCTCGGCCTCGATGGGCACTCGCACGTAGCGCGTCATGGCTTCTCTCCCTCGATCTCGACCACGGTGCCCACCCAGCAGTCCTGATTCGCATAGAGTGTCACAGATTCGCCTCCTTCCGGCTTGCATGGTTGATCGCCTTTCGCCAGTTCCACCACCACCCGCGTCCGCTTCGGCTCGACGGGCTTTGGCACCAGCGGCTCCTCGACGGGCTGAAACTCGTACAACTCAGGGTCCAGGCGCAATCCCCGTAGCGCTTCCCTGCTATAAAGCGAAGCCTCCGCAATGTTGCTGGTAATGCCTCCCGGCTTATAGACCCCTCCAGTCCACCAGACTTTACTTCTACGGTCCAGCACCCGCACCATCTCGGGCTCCTCTGGCGGCTTCTCGACGGGGCGGATCTCGTAGCCAAGATGCTTAAGATCCTTAATCAGTGATTCAGCGTATTTTCGCGTATAGGTGCGAGACTTATCGTTGGCCCACCAGCGATGATTGGGTTCGTCCCAGATCCTCACCCGCTCCTCTGACTCCGACTTTGGCCCCAGTTCCAGCCGCTTCAATAGCTCGTCGATCTGCCGGTTCTTGCGCGCGACCGCGTTCTCCAGCCGCTCGATTTGCGCCCGGTAGTCCGCAAGGCGTGTTTCCAGCGTGGTCATCGTGCCCACCATCCAGCCACAAACCCGGAGAGGAGCATTAAGGCGCAGATTAACACTAGAATCCATAACTTCTTAGGTAGCGGCTGAGCCACTTCCTCCGCTTCCTCCACGCACCCCATGCGCCGCACGCCCTCCGCAATGTCCACGCACTCAGTCCGCGCGAAAGCGTGGCCCAGCCCTATATCGTCGCGCTCCATGAACTGAATCGAGCCGTCCTTGCGACGCCCGAGAATCTGGATGAATTGTTCGGTCATGCTTCCCTTTCTCAAAATAGGGGCGACGAGAATCTACCGCCGCCCCCGCCCACCGAGAATCAAACGACAGTCAAGCGGCAGGCAAACCCTACTCCCGTTTCAACAACCGGACGACTTCAGCGGCGAGCAACGCACTCAGCCCGAAGCCGTAATGCCAAATCGAAATCCAGGTTGCCGCTTCGACTTGCTGTGTAGATAGGTGGGGGTTCCCAGTGGGCAGAAAGAATATCAGGGCGATCATCAAAAGCGCCC